ACATGTTCCAGACGGTGGCGATCGCCTGGCCGGCGGCGAGAAACACGGCCCCGAGAATCACGCCGCTCGACACAAGCACCTTGAAAGCGACCGAAAGTGCAATCGCCGTATCCTTGAGCAGTTCGCCGTGCAACGCGGCATTGAAGATTGTGTTGGTCAGCTCCGCGAGGGTGGGCAGGAGATTGGCGGCGACCTGCGTCATCAGCCCGTCGAAAATGCGGCCGAGCCGGGTGAGATTGTCGTTGAATTCCTCCGCCGCTCGCCCGGTGCGCTCGTCGATAACAATGCCGAGCCTCTCGGCCTCGCCCATCATCGCCCTGATGCCGGCTGCCCCCTGATTGAGCATCGGGATCAGGGCGGCGCCCTGGCGGCCGAAGATCGCCACCGCCAGCGCGGTTTTTTGGCTCGAATCCTCCATCGCCGCGAACCGGTCGGCGACCTCCAGCATGATCGCCGTGGTGCCCTTGAGCCGGCCCTCCGCATCGGTCGCCGAGAGGCCGAGATCGTCGAACGCCCGCCGCGCCGTCTCGCCGACGCCATGAGCGATGTCATTCATGTTGGCCGAGACCCGGCGCGCGCCGGCCGCGAGGCCATTGAGGCCGACGCCGGAGAGATCGGCCGCATGCTTCAGCGCCGAAAGTTCGGCCACCGGAATGCCGATCGACTGCGCCAGCTTGGTCATCTCGTCGGCTTGGCGCGCGGTGCGCCGGAAGGCCAGCGTCATGCCGGCCGCCGCCGCTGCCGCCGCCGTCGCCACCACGGCGCCAAACCGCGCCATGCTCGCCGACAGACCGGCCAGGCCACGTTTCGCGCGAGCGCTGCCGGCCTCGAACTGGGCCGTATCCATGCCCAGCACGACGCGCAGCGCGCCGATCACCGATTGCGCCATTACCTGTCAATCCTGCCCTTCCGCCGATCGAAGCCGTCGAACGCCGCGTTGATGAGTTCCGCCATTCGCAGTTGACGCTTCCAGCCGGTCTGCCGTGGGCGGCGCTGGCGTGGCACGAATTCCCTCAGCGGCGGAAATCTCCGCAGCCGCGGTAGCGCCGCCGACCACCAAGTGAGCTCGGCAGCCCGACGCTGGCGCACGGCTTCAGCCTCCCCACACCCCTCGATCACGAGCGCGATCTCTCCCGGCGTCAGCCCCCAGAATTCGGCGTCGGCCCGCCCGATCCCGAACCACCGTTTGCGGAGGGCGCGCCAGTCGACCGTTGCGGCCCGCCCTCCCTCGGAGGGTTTTCCTCACCCCCATCAACCTGGGGCACCGCCGCCATGAACGCCGCGCAGATCAGTTCGACCGCGCGCGCGAGGCCGAGCGCGTCGATCAGTTCGCCCGCCTCCTCGTCCGTCACCGGTTGCGAGAGACCACCCCGGAACAACGCGCGCAGCAGACGGACGGATATCTGGGTTTCGTCCTCCAGGGTGTGGGCCAGGGCGATGATGCTGCGGCCGGTCTCAGCCTCGATCGCGCAAATCCGATTGGTTGTATAGCGCAGGGACCAAGTCCTGGCAGCCGCCTCGAAACCAACCTCGCCGCGTTCCCGGTTAGCCATCAGGCGATGAACCCGGGCTTGCCGGTGAGCTTGAACGTCGCCGTGGCCACCATCTTGTCATCGAGCGGATCGGTCGCCTCGAATCCGGTCATCAGCGCCGCGAACCCGAATTCGGTCGCGTCGGGGTAGACGATCTTGTAGTACCCCGCCGCGTCGGCGTTGAGGTCCGCAAGGAAGTCCGCGACCGCCTGCTCACTCGGATCGAACTCGACATCGACGGCCACCTCGCCGCCATCCTTCAGCCCGCCGATGAACTCGCGCCAGCGCTCGGTCGAGGCGTGCGAGGTCACGTCGACCGTCTCGCGCGACAGCCCTAGGGGCCTGATGTCGTAGATCGTACCCACCGAAGCGAACGCGCCGCCGGACGTGCCGTTGTCGCTGCGCTGGAATTGACTGCCGTGGCCGATGCGCGCCGTCATGATGTCACCTCCCTGTGCCAGATCCTGATGTCGGTGCGATTCCGGTGGAGCCGCGCCACATCGCCCGCGCCCTCCGCGCGCCCGTCATCCTCGTCCTCGAGGAAGATGCCTCCGATATCGATTCCCCCGACCGTGCCCCGAAAGCCGCCGAGCGCGGCCCTCACCGCCCGGCCGATGCGCTTGGCGGTGTCATAAGAGGAGCGCGTGGTGCTCGGTTCCGCCCAGGCGTCGATCTGCACCCGCGCATCGACGAGTCCGGTGAGGCCGCCCATCGCGTGGCCTGGCACCGATGAGACCAGATGGTAGGTGATCGCCGGCAGCGCCGATCCCTGCGGCCGCTCGACCGGATAAATCCGGCCGCCCACCAATCCGGCGATCCCCGGATCGCCGGCCAGCAGCGCGCGCAGCGCTTCCTCCATCATCCGCCCGCTCTCATTTTCGCCGCCTCGCGCCGCGCGCGCTGGGCGATCCGCTTGGCCGCCTTGTCGATCTCGGCCCCCAGCGTGGTGGCAATGATCTGCAACGCGCGAAAACGTTCGCGGTCCCAGGCCGGCCGCATGTAGGGCTGCGGCCCATGGTGCTCCGCCCCGAACTCCTGGGTGATCGATTTCGACGACGGCCCGGGCCCGACATAGACCTCCGCGGTCGACCGCGTGGCGCCTCGCATCGCCCTGGCCTGACGCCGCGATAGTCTGGTGCCGGCGTGGATGGACCGCTTCAGCCCGCCCTCGTCCACCGGCGCGAGCGCCTGCGCGGTGGCGGCGATCGGGGCCGCCGCCCTCATCAGCGTCCGCCTGAGGACCGCCTTGCCGGTGCGCTTGGGCAGCTCGCCGAGCGCCCTGTCGAGATCACGCAGTCCCTCCACCCTGACCCACGCGCGGGTCATGGCTGGTCGATCCTCACCGCGGTCGAAAGCTCGAGAAACCTGCCGCGTCCCTCGGCGGTCTCGCGAATGCCGTTGATCTGGTAGATATCTCCGTTGCCGTCGACCAGGCGGTCGCTGGCGCGGACCGCGCGCGACGCCTCCGACTGCCGCACGATCCAGCGGGTGAGGCGCGCCGCCCCGGTCTCGGCGGCGGCGAAGCGCTCGCGGTCGAGCAGGTCCTCGCGGCGCGCCCACACCGTCGCGATGTCCGTCCACGTCTCGATCGGCGCGCCGAACGAGTCCGGGGTCTGGTCGAGTCGCTGGAGCGTGACCCGCCGGTCGAGATCGCCCGCGCCCACCATCCCCGTCGGAGCCCTTACGCGCTGCGCCCGACGATCACCAGATCGTAGGTCACGCTGCTGCCGGCGGCGGAATTGGCGACGGTGAGCAGGTCCCCGGTGCCGGCCGTGACCGGCCAGCCGGCGTTGGGCGCCACGAACAGCGCGGCGCCGCCGGGCTGCACCGAGACGGGCTCGTCGGCGCCGGTGAACGGGCCGGCGAATCCGTTGGTCGCGGCCTGCGACACGAGCACGTTGTTGGCGTTGCCGGCGGCGGCGCGCACCAGAATCGCCGTGACCTCGGCGAACACCGCGGCCACGCCGAGCGGATCGGCCAGCGCGCCGGCGAGGTCGATGTTCTCGCTCGCCGACGCCGCCAGGGTGCGCTGGTCGGCGAACAGAACGTCGGCCTTGCCGTTGGTCGTGCCCGACAGCATCACGATGTCGGGCTGCGCCGGCAGGGTGAACTTGGGCAGCGAGAAATCGTGCGCGCCTTCGAGGCTCGCCTCGATGACAGCCCGCACCTTTGTCGTCAGTGGCATGGTGTGCGATCCTTTTGTTAGCCGCCGATGCGGCGATAGGGCGATAGGGCGCGACCAAGCGGTCGACCGCCAGTGGGGTCTGGATCACTGCGCGTCGAACGCGACCCTCTCGCTGAGGTCCCCGGCGCCGGTCATTTCCGTCTCTCCCGCCTCAGAAAAACGAAATCCGATACCGCGCGAGAATGGCGTCGGCGGTGTCGGGAATTCGCGCGATCGAATGGCGCTCGATCACCGTCTCGCGATGCTCGTACCAGGTCGCCACCGTCTGCATGATCGCGAGCCGGATGTCGGCCGGGACGCCTTCGGGCGCGGTCCCGTAGCCGGCGGTGAAGGTCACCGACACCCCGTCCGGCTGAACGCGCGTCGCCGGCCAGGATTCGTTGTAGGCGGGAATGATGTGCGCCGGGCGCAGCCTGTCGCTCACCACCTGATAGAGTGAGTTCGCCAGTATCTGCGAATTTCCGTCCGGGTCCGTGTAGGCGATTTCATCGACGCTGATCAGCGGTGGCAGCGGCAGGATGATCGGCGTCCTGAATCCGCTCAGCCTGAACACCCATGTCTGCGCGATGAGCGCCCGGCCGAGCTCCCCCTCCGGCCCATCGAACCGCGCGATGGCGGCGTTGACGAGGTCGGGCAGATAGCGGTCGGCATCCGCGTCGGTGTCTATCCGCGCGTGCGCTTTCACGTCGCCGACGGAGATCGGCGCGCGCGCTGGCGCGGTGTCGAGCGTCAGCGAGCAGGACCGGACATCGTGGGACATGTGGCGTCGCTCAGCCGGTGGTCTTGCGCCGCGGCTTCCGGTTCGCCGGCGATTCCGTTGTTTCCGCCGCCACAGCCGTCGCCGATTCGATTTCGCGCGCCGCCGGCGCGGAATCGGCCGGGCGCGCGGCGGCGAAGCCGGCGGCGATCAGCCGCGCGCCCAGATCGTCGTCGACCTCGTGGGCGCCGGGCTGAAGGCAGCCTTCCGGCCCGGCATAGATGGTCCTCAGCTGAATTCGCATCGTGTCCTCCCTCTAGGCAATGACCACGTGGAACGTCCCCGTCTTGGTGTCGCCGCCATTCGCCACCACGATCTTGACCAGGTCCTCGGCGAGCACGATCGGCTCCAGAACCGGCTCGCCGGCGGCGGCATAGAGGGCCGCCGCGCCATCGGTCTTGTGCGCCGCCTGGCGCGGAGCCCGAACCGCGGAGGCGTTGACGTTCGCCTCCGACCAGATCGTCTCGCCGGTCTGGACCGCGGTCACCGTGACGTCGACGCCATCGGCGAAGTCGGCCTTGACGTAGTGGATGGCGGCCACCCGACCGCGAACGACCGGCGTGAAGCCGGTCGCGTCGCCGTTCGAATCCGTCGTCAGCGTGACGACGTGGCGCTCGGCGTACATCGCTCAGCTCACCGTCGCCGAGAATGGCGTCGCCTCGGCACCGCCGCCCGACTGGGTCCACGCCGTGCAGGACCAGGAGCCGGCCTTGTAATCGACGCATTCGATCCGCCCGCCGACGATGCCGCCGGTCGTCGCCGCGCCGGCGAAGGTCATCGTGTCGTCCCCGGCGTCGGCCCGCCAGACCTTCACCGTGCCGTCGACATCGGTGTCCTGCTGGATGTTGAGCGATCCGTCCAGCACGTCGGTCGCGTTGGCGACCTTGACGATGTTGGCGTTCGAGGTCGCCGTGACTCCGATGACGAAGGTGTAGCGGTGCCCGGTTCCGGTCGCGGCCGGCAGGGTCGCGATCGTGCCAGTCGTATTGCCGAACTGGACAACACGGCCCGCATGGGCCGCCGCGGTGACGGCGAGGGTATCCCCGGTCGCCGCGACCGCCGCGCCGGCGGAGATATCCGCCGCCGTGTTGATCTCGGCCGCCGTGGCGGTGATCGCGGTACCGCCGAGCTTGAGCGCGCCGCCCGACTCGACGTCGATCTCGCCTCCGGAGACCACGTCGAGAGACCCGCCGATGACGGTCCTCGCGCCCCCCTGCTCGATGTAGTTCGAGACCGACTGCGCGTGTGCTCCGCCGATCGCCAGCAGCGCCAGCGCGCCGGCCAGCAAGAATGTTGGTTTCATGGATTTGGTCTCCGAAAGGGTTGTCGCCGGCGGACCAGGCGCGC